GCTCTCGGTCATCACTACGATGGCGCCAGTGCAGCCAGGGTCGATTCCGATGATCATCTACTCCCCCTCGCCTTCAGCGCTGCCACAACCGCAGGGCGCGCACTCTCCGGAACAGCTGCCAGCAGAACGTTGCCCTGCCGCTGCTTCTCCGGCCCCTTGAGGTCGCGCACCTTCCACCTGATCAGGCAGGCTTGCTTGTCCGCTTCGATCAGCTGTCGCTCCGTCATCGTCAAGCAGGCCAGATTTAGCGAGCCATTCATCTCCGACGCGCTCATTCATCTTCGGCCTCGACTAGCTCAGCACCACACTTGCCGCAGTTCAGGATGGTCAGCTGCTGACCACGTGAACCGAACCGATAGGAGCCGTGGTCCTCGAATTTGTGCTCGCACTCCGGCGCGAAGTTCATGTGCTTCTCGGTCGGGAACGACACGTCCAGGCCTTCCACGGTGCGCGGGTCGGTGAAACCCTTCTCGGCATCCGTGCGGCAGTCGATGGTGTTCTGCTGGCCGAAATCGGCGCGGGCCTGTTGGCGCAGCTTCTGCTGATACCAATTGGCCTTGGCGATGCACTTTTCAGCGGGGCCTTTAGCGCCAGCGCGCAACCGGTACTTGAGCGCGTTGCCCTTGCAGTAGCCGGCAAACTCTTCTGGCGTCAGCGCAGCGATGATGACGTCGATCGCTTCCATGTCCGGAAACAGCATGTAGTGGCTCGGGCTGTTGATTTCGTCAGTCATTGCGGCTTCCTTGTGGCTCTGTTGTTTGCGATCAGGGGGAGCTGGCCGGGCTTTAGCGGCCATGGGTGTTCCTTGCGGCAGTCGTGGCAGTACAGGGTCTGCCGTAGGCTGTAGCCGGTGGTCTTGTGGGTGGCGTCTACGGGGCAGGTCTTCATGCGGCCACCTCGATACCAAGCAGGCGCCGAACCTGAGCAAGCAGCTCGCGCTCGGTGCCGTACTTCGCCTCCCAGGTCTTTTGCCCGGCATGAATTGCAACGCCGTGGCCGCCGGTCTGGTGATGCGCGCCGCAGAGCGGGATGACCTCGAAGTGACTTGCCCGCTGGCTCATGCCCTGACCTGCACGGATGTGATGGCAGGCGGCCGGAGACTCGCCGTAGCCGAGGTTCCGGCAGACGATGCAGCCCAAGGCGGCAACGCGGGACAGGTGGGTGCTTTCGGCCTTGGTCATGCCGCCTCCCCGAACTCGATCTTCATCCGCTGATACTCGGAATCCTCCGGGTGCGGCAGGTAGATGCCGTGCTCGGTAGCCCAGGCGTCGATGCACGTCATGAAGGCATGCATCTCACCCTTATCGAGCTCGCTGGTGTGCTTGAGCTCGTAGCGGTCGGTGATCTCGCCAGTCTTCAGGTTGATGTCCTGGACCAGCTGCTCGCCGAGGAAGGTCTGCTTCAGGTTGCGCTTCACGTTGTCCCGGTCCATGGGGGCGCCGGTTGCGAAGGTCGTCTTGCCCATGCTCACAAAGAAGCGGGCGATCTCCTCGCACCACTTGTGGAACAGGGCGTTCTGCGGAAGCGATCGACTGGCGCCGGTGATGGTCACCGTGCAAGGAAAGCCCTTTGCACGGATCGCGGCGTTGACTTGGGAGAGCTCGCCGATATGCGAGACGCGGATCTTCTCAGCCATTGACAGCCACCTCCTCTTGTGCTCGCTCTGTCCTTTGTCCCAGGACAGCGGACAGCGCCAATACGCAGCGAGCCCGCCAGGCTTCCAGGCTCTGCTGCGTCAGCGTGTCGGTGCCGCTAGCGCACGCACCATGGATCGGGCAGCGGGCGCAATCGGATAGTCCGTCCTTAGCCTTGGGCCGCTCATTGCAATAGCGCTTGACGTCGGAGAAAGTCAGATCATCCATTGCGGCGCGCCTCCCGCTTGTCGTGGTCGTCCTGGCACTCCTTGCAGCGCACGGCGTTCTTCACGGCCTGGCGGCGAGCTGGGAGGATGTCCTCGCCACAATCCAGGCAGTCCGGACGGCCCTGCCCCTGCAGCCTGGCCTGTACCAGCGCCACGCCACCGATGCGATCCGCTTCCTCTAGGCCAGTAGCGCGATCTGTTACATCGGGGGCTGTGCGGGCCTGCTCGTAGGCGGCGGCCATTTCCATAATCGTGCTCATCGTTTCGCCCCCACTCCGCGAATCTGTTTGCCGTGCTCATCCACGACGCGATGGTCATTGCCGCGGGATAGGCCTATGCCTGCCCCGGTGATTGCCTGGGGGCGGTAGCCCTGGCGCTGGAGTGCCTGAACCTCTAGGCGCTGAGCGGCTGGCGCGGAGTAGATGGCCTTGCGGATCTGCGCGCAGGCTTGGTGCCGGCGAGTGGTGCGGCTGGTACCGCAGATTTCGCAGAGATTCCGGCAGTCAAGGCCGCCCTCGTGCAGGCGGCCGGTTCCGATAGAGGTGCTCATGCCTTGGCCTCCAGCTCCTTGAGTGCCTTTAGCTGCGCCGCGCGCTTCGCCTCGAAACGCTCCTGCATCGCCTTGATTTCAGCGAGACGGGCTTTCTCTTTCGCGGCCTGGCTCTCTTCAACGGCTTCTTTCACCAATCGCAACTTGGCGCGAACTTCAGGGGTCGGCATAGCGACGCGACCAGTGATCAGGCCAGCAATGGCGGCGCCGTCTTGAGTGATCGGCTCATGGGTCAGTTGAGCGCGGTACTGCTGCACAACCGGCGCAGGCAGGCGACCGAGGCGACCAGCTTCCTCGACGGCCATCAGGCGGCGCTGCTGGTCGAAACCGGGCGATAGCTTCCAGTTAACCGGCTTCCCTTCGCGGCGAGCGGTATCAACCTGGCGCTGGTAGGCGGACAGGAACGACATGCGCGCCCCCACCTTGTCGCCAGCGTCGAGAATGGCGCGGGCGGCGCCGAGAGCCAGCTGGATTTCGTCAGTCAGGACAACGCTGTCGAATTCGTCAGACGCAGCCAGGGCCAGCGACCAAGCTTCGTTCGGGTCAGGACGGCCATCGGCAGCCTGTACGCGCTGGAGAATGGCAGCCAGTGTTAGCTTGCCGGTCAGTTCGCGGCGGCACGCTTGCAGCGCGGCGCGAATGTCCTCTGCTGGGTAGTCGGCCAGGTCTTCCGCAATCATCTTTGCGGCGCCGGGGCTAATGGTTTGGCCAAGCGTCTCGGCGGTGGCACACACGGCGCCCGCCAGCGCGGCCAGTTGATCAGAGGAAAGCATTGATCGCCTCCTTATCCATGATGAGGCGCGCGGCCTCTTGGGCTGCGTTCACGTTCGCTTGGGTGTCTTCCATCTGGCGCGCAGTGCGGCCGTTCATTTGGCGGCCGGTCTGCCATTGGGTGTGGAAGGCTTCGCACTTGGCGAGCAGGTGATTCAGGCTGTGGCAGTCATTGATCAGGCGCGCGTCGTTCACGGTGACGTAGAACGCTGCAACGCTGTGCGCAACGTCGATACCTAGACGGTCGATCAGTTGGCTGATCTGTCCGCCGACTTTCGCGTTCCATACCGGCCAGGCTGAATAGCGCTTGCGGTAGGCCATCGCGTAGTTGGCCCAGGTCTTGAAGGTTTTGCAGCCCTGATCCTTAGGCCCCGGCATGTCAGCGGGGATCTCTACGCGCGGCGCCTCGAATGGAATCACCACTGCCCCGGCAGCGCTTGTCGCAGCCGGCAGGTTTTTCAGGTTCTCTTCCTGTTTAACTTCCTGTTTAGAAGATTCCTGTTTTATAGCTCCCTGTGACCCTACCCCCACGGTTCCCTCTGACCCTAGGTTAGGTCTGTCTGACCCTACCTTGGTGCTGTGTGACCCTACTTCGGATGCCTCTTGCAGGGGGTAGGTGCTGTGTGACCCTACCCGGTCAAGATGCAGCTTGTACTGGTTGGGCTGCTTCTCGCCGTTCTTCACCCGGTTTTCAACAGACAGATACCCACCAGCGACCAACTCCTTGATGGCGCGCTTTACGGTGGCAGGACTCATCCCGCAGTCCTCGGCAATGCGACGGTGCGACGGATCACAGCGGCCGGTGTCGTGGTTGGTGCGGTTGGCCAACATCAGAAGAACGAACTTCTCTTTCATGGGCAGCTTCTGGCCGACTGCCCAGGCCATAGCCTGAAAGCTCATGCGGCCTCCTCAAGATCAAGTTCGGCGCCGATGCGTGCCAGGGCATCCAGCAGCGGAATGATGGCCTCGACCTTGGCTTTAGTTGTTGCGTCGGAAGGGTCGAACTCATCCGCAAAGCGGTCCGCCAGCTGATCGACTGAGATGCCGCTAGTGGCGAGCACCATCAGAAAGATATCCAGCTGCCGGATCACCATAGAAACAGCCTCAGAGGCCCTCAATGGGGCCTCCTGCTGCTTACGGGCAGTTACCTTCTCGCCAGCCTTGGCCTTCTGGATAAGCTCTTTGCGCTCCGGCTCCGGCATGGCCTTCAGTGCGTCCAGCTCGACGCCCTTGTCCAGCGACGTGCCGGTTACTTCCAGCAGGTCATCGCCCAGGGCTTCGGCGCGGGAGACGTGGCGGTTGATGTCCTGCTTCGACTGGCCGGTGACGGCTGCGGTATCTGCTGCGAACTCTTTTTTCTGCGGGCGAGCACCGCCATGCTTTCCATCTTGAGGTGGAACAATTTGTTCCACCTCAACTACGCCATTCGGATTCCTCGCCTCCCAAATCTCCTTCCGGCGCTTGATGGCATAGGCCCGCTGCGCCGGGGTAAGCTCCGCGCGGCACAGGTTCTCGTCGATCTCGCGCAGCTCGTTTTCCAGGCGGTCATCGTCGGCAATCACGAACGCGTCGATCTCCTGCCAGCCCAGCGCACGAGCAGCGGCTACGCGGTGGTTTCCGGCGACCACGCGGAAGCCATCGACAAAAATGGAGTTGTCGTAAACCTTGGCAGCGACGACAGTGATCGAGTTGATCAGGCCAACATCGCTCAGCGACTTGGCCATCGCATTCACCGTCTCAGGAACGGTCGGGCGACTGCCCGACAGGTCCACGCGGCGGAGCGAGATAGATTTAACTTCTCTCACTTGGCGCCCCCTTTGCGCATCGGGGTTCCGGCGATAACGATGTCCGCCCCCTCAATGCACTTGATGATTTTCAGCTCGCGCCCTTCGTAGAAGGCATTCCAGGCAAGGGCCGACTGCTGTACCGATTGGCGAACGGAACCGCTGGCCAGGGTGCGCACAGCAAAGTCGGCGATCAGGCGGGCGCGAGGGTCGGTCTTGCGAAGACCGTCGTTCATCGCAACGCCAGACCAGAATTCAAGCGCGCGCTCACGACAGTGGCGCAGGGTGTAAATGGCGACCGCCATCGTCCCAGCACGCAGCAAGCTGCGGCGGATATGTTGCTCGGCAAAGGTGGTGATCTCGTCGAACTCAGCAGCCTCGCGCGCCCATCCGGCGGCAGCCTCCAGCCGGTACGAGAACTGGTTCAGGTGCTCGCGACCCGGCATACGCGTGTTCGGCTCCATCCCGTTCATGACGATGGGGACGGCCTTGATCAGAATCTCGGCGGTTCGAGTCTTGATTCCAAACGCATCCGCCAGGCCGGACGCCTTTACCAGCTCCGTCTCGGTGCGAACGGACGACTTCGCGTCGTACTTCGCGTACAGGCTGCGAACATGATCAGCATCGCGGGCCGGAATGATGTCGATCTTTGTCTTCACCGGAGCGCCCAGCTCGACGATGGCGCAGCAACGGTGCTGCCCGTTGATCAGGGTCAGCGAACCATCAGGCAGTTCGCAGAAAACCAAGGTGGAAACGTGCGGCTCCCAGCCGCCATCGCGCATCAGCTTCAGGTTTTCCGCTACGCGCGCCTTCTTAACCCGGCGCTGGCCATGGAAGTTCATCTCGTCAACAACGCGAGATGCGATTCCGGGCGCCATGACACAGAGCCCGCCAACATCGGCTTTCCTGGCGATGTTCTTGATGATCGCGGTCAGATCGGTCTCGCCGATCTTGCTATTGAGCAGAAGGTGGTTTTGCGCTACATTACTCATGTGATTTACCTCACTTGGTGTTTGAAGAACCCGGTCTTTCCCACCGGGTTTTTTATTGCCCATTTTTCGGCCCCTTTTCAGGGCCTGCCCTCCTCCGAAACGGCTGCACCTTTCCGGTATTGCCTTTCGGCTCAGTGATCTTCCGCAGTTGATCCCTGATCAGTTCGCCGCCCAGGT